ATTATAATACTCGTTTACATAATTAAATATTTAAATAATAAATAATTAAATGAAATATTTAAATATTTCAGATAAAATTAAATTGGATAATATAACTTATAATTATGATATAAAAAAAGAAAAATATTTTTTAGATATTTTATCAGAATATATAGATATATATAATTATATATATTTTTTACAAGATATAGAAATATATAAATATAAAAATATTTTAAATTATATAAATCATAAATGGATTAAATCAGAAAATATTTTATTTAAAAAATATAAAAAAAATAAATATAAAAAAAAATATATTAAAACAGAGTATGATATTAATTTTAATAAATTTAATACAATATTAACAGATTTTATAGATAATAATATAGTTATTGGTATATTTGTTTTTAATTTAATACAATCATATATATTTTAATAATTATTCATCATGTTTATAATATTATTTTCATTATTAATTTCTTTCTTTCTATATATTTTTAAGTGCTCTTTATTATAATATTTATTTTTCTCTGGTAATGAAATTTGTGTATTTAATTGTACAAGAGGAGGGATAGTTACATTATAATAATCTGTTGTATTAAAAGATTTTCTATATTCTTCTATACTTAATTTTCCTCCAAATATCTTTAAAGTTAATCTATGAGGTGCACATTTTACTTCTTTTTTATTATTATTTATTATAATATTATATAAATTTATAATAGAATATATTTCTGGAGCATCATTACTTAAATTATCAAAACAATATCTAGAAGCACACTCCAATGAACAAAAATTTCCGTATGTATAAAATATATTATCTACATATTTAATCGGCAACCCTTCAACTATATTTAAAAAACTATGACAACAATTCCAACATAATTTACCATCTGTATATTTTTCATTATTATTTATTTCATTTCCTATATTATTATCTATATTATTATCTATATTATTATCTATATTATTATCTATATTATTATCTATATTATTACTAAAATTACAGTATGATTTATTTATATTATCTAATGAATCAATTGATATATTATTTATTTTAATAATTAAATTTTTATTTTTATTTTTATCACTTATGAAAATCGGATTTTCATTTATTGTTATATTTGTTTTTGGTTTTCTACCTCTTTTCTTTTTTTCAGGTGTTTTTACTACTGATTTTTCTTTTTTAACTTTATTTTTTGAACCAGGTTTTCTACCCCTTTTTTTTGGAGTTTTTTCCTTTTCCATAATATATTATATTATAATATAATATTATAATCTTTAAATATTTAAATACTATATATGTATGAGTAATCTCTATCAATATAATCATTAGTATATACAGATGTTATATATACTGCATTTTTTACAACAACCCAATAAAATCCAACTCCTAGTAATATAAATAAAGTAGTTGTTAGAAATACAGTATTAAATAATTTAACAGATGGATTATTTATACTTACTAACAATTGAGTAATAAATTGTATAGTAAACATACGAATCATATCATATATCATTGGTATATATTTTTGGTCAATTTTTAAATTAATATTATACATGCTGTTTCCCATTATATTTATTATATATATATAATAAATATAAAAATATATAAATAAAAAATACCATAAGTTTAAAAGTATAAATATTATTATATCTTTATTATAATACAATGATAGATATTAATAATAATATTATTCTAATAATTATAATTATTCTTTTATTATGTAGTTTTATACTTGGATATTTAGAAATTAAAAATATAAAAATAGAATTAAATAAATTAAAAGAATATTATTTAGAAACTAAAAAACATATAACAATTATATCAACGCAATTAAATGAAAATATAAATAATGTTCAGCCAAATATCTTAGAAAATCAACCAGTTTTAAATATGAAAGAATCAATTAATATTATGGGTGATAAATTTAAAGAAGAATTTATCAGTAAAAGTAATAATGATATTATTAATAATGATATTATTAATAATGAAAATGAATTATCTATTAATTATTCTATGCTTAATTCTGAATTAAAAGAAAAAATAGAAGAATCAGATGAAAAAATAGAAGAATCCGATGAAAAAATAGAAGAATTAGAAGAAAAAATAGAAGAATCCGATGAAAAAATAGAAGAATCCGATGAAAAAATAGAAGAATCCGATGAAAAAATAGAAGAATCCGATGAAAAAAAAGAAGAAAATATTATAATTAATATTGATAAAAAACATTCTAATTTGACTTTATCAGAAGATGAATCAGAAGATGAATCAGAAGATGAATCAGAAGATGAATCAGAAGATGAATCAGAAGATGAATCAGAAGATGAATCAGAAGATGAATCAGAAGATGAAAAAATAGAAGATGAAGAAAAATTAAATAATTTAAAAATAATAGATTTAAAAAAAATATTAAATGAAAAAAATCTATCTATGACTGGAACAAAAGCGATTTTAATTAAAAGAATAAAAGATAATAAATAAAAAAAAAATAATATATATAATATAATATAATATATGGCCCCTATTAATAATTCTGGAAATTATGATTTATTATCATCTATAAATAATACTAATGAAAATAATACAAATTCAGTAAATACTGCAAATTCTATTGACTATTTAGAAGATACATTAGACAAACAATTTGGAGCAAATATAATCGGAAATAATGGGAGTGGAAATAATGGGAGTGGAAATAATGGAAGTGGAAATAATGGGAGTGGAAATAATGGGAGTGGAAATAATTCACAAAATATATCTATAAATATACAAGATAATACTATTTTAAGTAGTAATACATCTAATAAATCTATAGATATAAATAATAGATTAACAAATAATATAAATGATTTTGTAATTTATGATAATGGAGTTCCATTAACAGAATTTGATAATTCTAATAAAAGCACAACTACAAATGTTAATCAACATATAATTAAATCTCCAAATAGAAAATTAAGTAATAACAATAATGTAAATTCAAATGTTAAATTTGCTGATCCAATAAAAAATATAAATAATATAAGTAATAATATAAATACAAATATATCAAATAATAATAATAATAGTAATAATATTAGTAAAATATTACCTGATGGATTATTAGAAACATCAACAAATGATTTATTACAGGACCAATATTTAGAAGATTATTTTTATTTAGATGATAATAAAAATATAAATAATAATTTATTTGAAACAGATATTAAAAATTTAAAAGATATTGATATAAATAAAACAAATACAAATGCAAATGGTACAAAAGTAGATGATAATTTTGTATTAAATTTTCCAGCTAGAATGTCTGATGGAAGACAATTTACTGATTATAAATCAAATGGATTTTTAAATATACATGAAGAAGAGGTTAAAACAACATTAGAATATAGATTATATCTTCAAAAAAATGCTGAAAATATAATGGATAATAATTATAATATAGTTGCATCTATTAATGATTGTTCTAATTGTCCAGGTTACCAAATAGTAAATACTAAATCCTTATTAACTTGTAGTAAAGAAAGTTGTATTCAAGAATTAAAAGATGATTCTGGATTAGGATTTGATATACAATATGTAGCTGTTTAATTATTGTTTCCATCTAGTACCACAATCTAAACATGTTATAAATTGGGTCATTGGTTCATCAGCTGATCTAGTTTGTACTTCATAAAATGAAGTTGATCTACTACCACATTTCCTACATTTATATAAATTAGTCATTGCTTCTGGTTTTAATTCATATTTAATTTTATCTTGCTTTGATTGTACTTCTAATAAATATTTCCAATTTTCAGGATATATATCATATATTTCTAAATTTGCTATATTATGTATATCTATTTCTTTATTCAATATTCTATTTAAAAAATTTTTATTTTTTATATATGAATCTTTATCTATATTTACATAAATACTTTTAATTTTAGATAAATATATATTTTTTAATACTGGATTATTCCAATATCTATTTATATTTTTCTCTTTTGATAATTTTATAGTATAATTATATATACTTTTTTCTATATTTTTTGTAATTATTAAATCATTTATTATTAAGTTTAATTTTTTTATTATTTTTGTTCTAAACTGATCGTTATCACTTGAAAACATAATATTATAATTTAATTTATTTAATTATTTTTAAATCAAATTTATTATTTATAATCTGTTAAATCTTCATCTAATAAATTATTTTGTATAATACTTATTTCTTGATTATTTTCTACTACAATATTATTTATAATATTATCTTCTTCTGAATCTGAATTTTCATATTCTTTATCTAAATCATCGGATGTTAAAATATAATATAATTCTCCATATTCTGATATATCATAATTTATTACTTTATTTTTATCAAATCTTAATATAAAAATAGTACCATATAAAGTTAATTCTTCAGAAGGTTCTATAATATTAGATGATTCACCACATGGAGGTAATTTATGAATATTTTTATTTAATGTTCCCGATATCCATCCATATGCTTTTATTTTTTTGTTATTCCAATTATATAATTCAATTATATTATTATTACCTTTATTAGTAGTGTTTTTTTCTAATTCTGTTTTTATATTATTATCATTAATCTTAATATCAATATTTTCTATTACATTATCTACATTAATTTTAATTATTTTCATAAGATATTTTATAATTCTATAAATATATTTTTAAATAAAAAAATATAAGTAAGTTTAAAAAAATGTATGAATATAAAAAAGAAAATAATTTTGAATACAGATTAAATGAATCTAATAGAATATTAAATAAATATCCAGATAAATATCCACTAATAGTTGAAAAATGTAAAGATTGCATATATAATATAAAAAAAAATAAATATTTAGTACCAAAAGATATAAAAATATATGAATTACAATTTATTATAAGAAAAAGATTAGAAATTAAAAAATCTGAATCTTTGTTTATATATATTAATAATATTATACCACCAAGTAATAGTTTAATAAGTGAAATATATGATAATTTAAAAGATAAAGATGGATTTTTATATATTACATATTCAAGTGAAAATACATTTGGATAAAAAATAATGAATTATATTATATAAATGAATTAAAATAATGGAATTATTAAAAATAAATAATATATTATATTATATAAATGAATTTTTGGAATAATTTTAAAAGTGCTTTAAAAGGAAAAAATAAAATATGTGATCCATTATTAATATATATTATTTTGGGTATTTTTAAATTTATTATATTATACCAAATTTATTCTGAATTAACTAGAGAAGGATTTGCTCC